TGTATCAATACCTAATAGACGAACTCTTTCGTTCTTTAACCATACACCGAAACCCAAATCAATGTCAACATCAACAGTGTCGCCATCAACTACTCGTACAATTTTTACTCTATACTCATGCATCGGGATTATCCTCCTCTAAGTCTTTCATAGGTTCGATTTTTTCTTTTGCTAATTTTAATGCTTCTTTATCATCAAGATATTTAGGACGGCGAGGTTTAATTTTTGATTTCTGTTCAGCATGTTGCTGTTCAAGCGTACCGGCTTCGTCAACCTGTTTACGCATGTATTCTAAAAATTCAGTACTTCCCTCTGAACCATCGGCTGAAGCAAATAGTTCTTGCATATCTAAACTGTTGATATATTTGTATTTGGTATCAAGCTGTTTCTTTTCTTTTTGAATACGGCGAAGAAATGCATAATAAGTAATTTGTGTAAAATAAGCAAAGGGATTAGATGATTTAGCTGGGTCAAAATTATCCATATATGTAATACAGTTTTCAATACCATCTAAAATCATTTCATCTCGAAAACTATAATTTACAAAGTTAGATTTATATGCTAAGTGATTACCAATCTTAACAAAACATTCACCCAAATAATTAGTTACACGAGGTTTTTCTTCGCCAGCAGCCTCAGCCGCCAAACGTCTTTCTCTATATTCTGAAATTTTTACGAGAAACTCCTTATTGTCAATGTAGTGTTTCCCTCTTTTTTTCTCTTTAGTCATTATGGTCTCCATTATAAAAATAGTTCTTGACATCACTGTCGTTTTGTGTGTATAATCGCTCTGTAGCGTTAGGAACAATATTAATTGATTTCATTATTGTTCTTAGCTTCTAAGTATTCTAATATATCATCCATCTGTTCAGCTTCTTCTAGTATCTCTTGTAGGCGTTCTTCGCTTGGATAATACATATCTACCATACGCTCAAACCCCTCAACATGATTAACTTTTAAATTAACCATAGTAATTATATTCTTTGTGTTAATTGTGTAGAGGGTCTCCCCTGATATTCCTAGCCAAGGTTTAAGAGAATATCTCTCAATAGCTTCCCCATTTTTTAAATCAGCTTCAGTAATAACTTGTATGGGATATACAATATTAATAAAATTATGGGAGGTAAAGTCTTGGTCTTCAACAACTGCAACAACAACTTCTCCGTTGTCAAACTTTATTACTTTAATATCATTATTCATATGTTTTCAACTTAATGAGTTTGTATTTAAATCCTTCTTCATTATATAATTTAATACGTTCAATCATGTGATTAAGAGTATAATTCTTTTTTGATTTCCAAGATAGGTCGTCACCTACATCAAATAGATTGCAAGTAACTTTTTCATCACCTTTACGCAGACCTCGTCCAATAGACTGTAGGTTTCTAATACGACTTTTTGAGGGAGAAGCGAACACTACGTTATGTAAGTTCCTTATATTTATGCCCGTTGAAAAAGTGCCATATGAAGCAATAATAATAGTATTGTTTGATTTTTCAGTTAAAGCACGAATTTGTTCACGTTGTTCTGTATCAGTACCACCATAAACAAAATATACAGGCCGCCCGTCATCTACCTTACGTTTAATCATATCAAAAAGAGTTGCACCGTGTTTTTCAACAAATTGAAAAAGAACAAGTGTATTACCTTTTTGTGTTACAGATAAATTTCGTATTATAGCATTTCGTTTATCATGCGAAACAAGAAAATCCATTTCTTCTTGATAATTCATTTCCTTCACTAACTTACGTTCTGCATCTGCATATTCTAGCATGAGACAAGTGACTTTTAATTCTGCAAGTTGTCCATCATCCATAAGTTTTTTTGTTGTTGTTACTTTCTCAACTGGTCCGAAGCAACCCTCTAATACAAGTCTATGTGTTTTTGTCCCATCAAGTGTGCCTGTAGTTCCGAAACGGAAAGGTGCATTAACACATTTGTTCATAATAGATGTAAGAGATTTTGCCTTAAAGTTATGCGCCTCATCACCATATATTACATCAAACTTATCAAACCACTTCTTAGGAAACTTGTAAATAGATTGCCAAGTTGAAATAGTAATAGGAAATTCATTTGACTTTTCTTTACCGCCATATATACGATGGCAATTTTCAGATGCTTTCCAGTCATCGGCTGATGCATAATCTTGAAAGTCCCCATACATTTGTTCTACGAGACTGGTAGTAGGAACAATGAGCAATTGCCGTTTACCACGGGACTGATAAAACCTTGCAAGGTTATAAAGTATAAGTGACTTGCCTGATGCAGTAGGAGAAAGAAGCAATGCTCTAGCTTCTCTAATAGAGTGTGCGACTGCTTCTATTTGATAATCTCTAATTTCAATTGGTTTACCACCACTTTGTAAATTAAGACTTTCTGCAAACTTTTTAACATATTCAAAAGATACTGGGTCACCTGGTTCATCAATATTAATGTTTAATCTATATTCTAATTGTTCAGAAAATTCTTTTAAATATTTGAGAAGACCTACAGGTAGTTCTTTAGTATACATATTATATAATCTAGCTTTACCATCCCACATACGAGACTTGTAAGCCGGCATAAATTTAGCACCTGGAATATCAAAGGTGAAGAAATCATTAATCTCTTGTGCAATACCTATATCACACTCAATGTTTAAATTTACTTCATCTTTTTTAGTGACTGTTATCATTACATGAGACCGTTTGTGAATTTTGTCCACTCTATACTATTTTTAATATCCCATGTACGACTATTCAAAGAACGCATGATACGCTCTACATAATCTGCTAAGGTGCGTATGTATTCCACTTTATTAGTTTGCTCAATGACATCATCATCAGCATCTAACATTTCATTCATATCTGTTTTGAGAGGTTTAGGTCCTAAGTATTGTTCCCAGCCCAAAGCATCCAAGTCAAATTTACTTAACTCACCTCGGAAATATTGAGATTTTATACGTCTAAGTTTTAGTAGAGCCGCTTCGGATTTTCTTAGTTGTAAACGAACTTGTGACATATGTGCCAGATATTTGCTGTGCAATTCTGGGGTTTTTGTACTTTCCCTGCCTAGATTGAGTTCATCAATCTTACAGTCTTCAGTCCACATGTCCTGTAATTCTTTTAGTGTTATCATAATATACTCAATTCAAGGTGTTTATTTATACATACTATAACAAATTTTTTGACCAAAGTCAAGTATTAGGTGACCGTTTCTACATCAAATATTCTATATCTAAATGCCGCTACACCTACAAAATAGTTTGTATCTCCTGAACTGATATCAAAATCTAGTCCTTCAAGACTAATTGGAAACACATCTTTAAATCTTATTTCAATGTTTGGATTATTGTTTGAGTCTAAAACAAATAAAGTTGCGTCACTAAATTGACCTAAATCTTTTGCTTTAGAATTTTGATTAGGAAATCTATATCTTTGTCCATCTACATATTCGGTAAACTGTGAATGTCTTTCAGGTGAACCCAAACCAACAAGCCAGTTGTAAAGTTCTTTATAGTTAGCCATATTTTCTTGTACAAGAAATCTAATAATTAACTCACCAAACTGTAACTTTTCACCAGGGAAAGCCAAGGTAGAAAGAGGTGTTTCAACTATTGCATTACCTAAAGACATTTGAGGTAAATTGGCTGCCTGACAAAAGAAAGACACATTGGGAATGTTATGAATCTGAAATCTAAATCCATTAGGGCGTAAGTAATCTAGTTCAGACGGATTGCTAGAACCTGTTTCACCTGATTCTGCAACATTAGTAATTGGATTAAATGCCATATTAGTCTCCTTACTACTATTTATAATAGTTGTAGATAAGAAAAAACCCAGCTAGTAAACTAACTGGGCTCCTCCTTGTATAAGTGGTGGGGGTTAGTCTCCACGACATCCCCCACTCCTTATTATACAGATTACATAAGGTTAGTAACTTTAACGCTTCTGTAATATTGGTTGCGGTCGGCGGTGAATGTGTCACCGTCTGTTGCGCCACCGGCTTGTGTTACGAATGGGTTAGCAATCATACCATAGCGAGTCTTGAAACCGATTTTCGGCTGGAAGGTCGCTGGGTCGATGGCACGGACCATTTGTAGTGGTACATATGGGCAATAGAAGATACCAGCGTCATAAGCTGATGAACCTTTATAGCCAACAACGTAGAACTGAGAAGCGGCACCAGTGTTTGCACTGTATGGGTCGATATAAACTTTGTAACGACCGTTAAGTGTACCAGCAAAAGTGTTGCCTGTGTCATCTACGTTCAAGTCTGTTGAAAGAGCAGGTGTGTAATCAAGTACGCCAGCCATTGCAAGGGCACTAGCAACATCTGATGAACAGATGATGAAGTTACCTTTACCACGACGAGTGTCTTGTGCGATTACGTTAGCATCACGCTCGATGTTGAACAACAAGCCTTTGAAACGCTCAACGCTCCAACGACCGTTTGAATCAACGTCAAGGTCAAATGTGCCAGCAGTTGCAGTTGAAGCCGCACCTGGTTTAGCAACTTTGTAAATTGTACGGATAACTTCACGGTTAATTTCAGCAAGAATTTCTTGTGAAAGAATGTTTGAAAGTTCTGACTCAGCGTCAAGACCGTGAACTGCTTTCAAGTCCTGAGCAAGTTCTACTGAATACTCAGCTTTCAATGCACGGGTTTTCGCAGTAACAGTTGTTTTCTCGATTGAGAAAGCCATCTCGTTAAGAGTTGTAGCACCGCCGAAGTCCTCGCCAGTTGCTGTTGATACACCAGTACCTGTTGTGTATGTACCGTCAACTGGGTTTGAACCAGCGTGTGTGCCTGCACCAGAGAAGTCTGTGTCAGCTTCGTTGAACAATGCTTCTGCACCGTTTTGTGTTCCATAAGCAGATTTCATTGCGAAAATCAAGCCTGTTGGACCAGTCATTGGCTGAACACCAGCAACGTCATAAGCCATCAGGTTAGGCAATGAACGACGAACCAATGAGATAAGAATTGGGTCATAGTTGTCAATGCCGCCACCGGCTACTGAGTTGGATGGAGCCGCCTCAGTAAGATTGCGCTCCTCACGAAGGGCTTTCTCTTGGTTTTCAAGAACAACAGCAGTAACCGTACGGCGGTAGCTGTCTTTAATGGTTCCGAGTTCTGGGTGGTCCAGTACTGGGCTCCATTTTTGTTGGATTTCTTCTGAAAGATACATCTGTATTCTCCTATTTGGGTTTTGATGTTTTGGTTAGTGTAAAATTATTTTTTAAGCGACTTAGAAATTGCCTGTGCGTAAATGCTAACTGGGCTGGTTTCATCAACAAGTGTACCTTCAACAAGGTCACTCATTTTGTCCTCTTCAGTAGCTTTAACTTTAGGGAAATAGTTTTCCTTAATTACCGCTACTTTCTCAGCAAACAAATCTGAACCATCAAAAGCTACGTCTTCAATAAGTTTCGTAAATTTTTCAGCTTCGGTTACAGTTAAATCTGTAGTTGATTCAGCAATTACTTTTGCACGAAGCAACTCTTGTTTTTCTGATACAAGGCTCATTTTATCTTCGATTGACTCGTCAAGTTTAGTTTTGAGTGAATCGATTTCAGCTTGCATTTCACCTAATACGTCATACTTTTCAGCAGGTACTTCAATGTAATGCTCTGCAAAAAGAGTTTTCATGCCAAGGATGAAGTCTTCAGTAATTTCTGTACGGAGACCACGTTCAATAGCAAGTTCATTCTCTTTCATCCAGTTCTCAGCAACATAATTGAGGTAACCATCGATTTTCTCAACAGTTTCTTCCATAAATGTTTCCTGAGCAATACGAGCTTCTTCAGCCAGCTCAACTTGGATTTCGTCTACTTCAGAGGCAACACGGGCAGTTACAACTGCTTCGAACAATGATGCCGCTTTAGTTTTAAATTCTTCTGTAAGATGTTCTTCGTCTTGGAACAAGTTAGCAATGTCATTTTCGAAAAGTGTTTCTTCAGCTTCTTCGTCTTCAAGAATTTCTTCTTCAACAATTGCTTCTTCTTCTACTTCATCTTCATCTTCGTCAATGACTTCTTCTTCATCGTCAGATTCAACTGCTTCAGCGGCTAGACCAGAAGCCTTGCCACCTTTAGTTTCAAAGTTAGGAGCATCACCTGCGCCGTTACCAGCTGGTAATGTTGTATCTTTTGATGCTTTTGCAGAAGCGGCTTTACCAATAGGTGAAGTCAATCCACCTTTGCCATCGCCTGTTCCTGACAAATCTTCCATTTCTGGATTAGCGTCTGAACTACCTTGTGCAGGTGAGCTAGAGTCGCCTGGTCCAGCGTTAGGTGCAAGTTTTTGCATCTCGTCTAGTTCTTGAGTTGTTTCTTCAACAAGTTCTACATCTGTAGTCTTGGTGAGAAGCTCTCTGATTTTGCTTTCTACAGCCATTTGTTATCTCCTTAAGGATTTTCCGTTTTGTATAAATTATTTATAAGAATTAAATTTTCGACAACTTATTTAAGAAAGAACTGAACACCTGCATTTTGGCTTCCTCTAGTTCACCCTTTGATGCTTGCTTGATATGTTTTTGAGCTATTTCAACTTCACGCCCTGTCCATACACCATCAACCATAACCCACTCTCTGCTTTCCATAATACCTTCAACATATGCATCTGGAGCAGAAGGGTCAGCAACAATATCAGCCGCAGTGGCTAGAACAAAATCGTCCTGTACTTCATTAATTCCATTTTTCTCTTTGATAGAACCCAATCCTCTTGAACTAACACCTAGTTGTGCGCCGGCTTCAATAAGATTAGCGGCAATTTTACCCATAGGTGTTTCAAGAATTTTAGCTCTACCAATGTAATTATCACCATCTTCTCTCAACGATTCAATGATGTGTGATACACGGTCAAGATTCAAAGAAGGACCATCGGGGTGTCCAAGTTCACCCATTGCTCTTTTCTTATCAATATTCTCTTTTGTATATCGTGCAACTTCTTTTTGCATAACTTCTTTAGGATATACTCGTCCATTGCGGTTAGTTAAATTAGACTGTAAGAAAACGCCTTCAATATAAAGATTACGCTTACCGTCTTTTTCTTCTGAGATGTATTGTACATCTTCTGTAATTTCTTTAATAAGTCTCATTAGCCTAGATCTCCCTGGTTCTGATGTTGTTGCGGACCATAGCCAGCGATTTTAGCAGTTTGAACAATAACTGTTCCTGCACCACCAGTTACACTAACAACAATATCTTCTTCATTTTGTCTGTTGTCGGAGAAACCATAAAACTCTAGTTTACCTGACATATGTAAAGTATGTAGTAAGACACTATTGCGTGTAATGGTGGCTGTAGCCCCACTTCCGAGTGTCCAATAAATAGCACTAATGTCCACAACTTCATTTCCTGAAGAAGCGTCCTCTGTTGATTTTAAAAGCTCAACGCCAAGGCGAATTGTTTGTGCGGCAGGAGTGTTTCCATCCTCAGAAACAGCCGTAACACCTTGAACTTGTGTTAATTTTAGATTAGCCTGTGTGGATGCCATTTACTTATTCCTATTTCTTTTTCTTATGATTGCCGTGAGAGGATTCTTCAAGAACTTCCATAGCATATGTTTCGCATGTTTCAATACCATGCTCATACATAACTTTATACCACCAAATGTTACCATTAGCATCTGGTTCAGCATGTTCACCCATAATTGGTTTACCTTCGCCAAATTTAGGATGCATTACTTTCATTGCACACATATGAGTAAGTTTAGGTTCTTCTGAACTTCCTTGTTTAGGAGATTCTAAATCGCCTTCAATACCATCTTCGGCTGGGTGATTTGCAGTAGCTTTTTCTTTTTTAGGTTTTTCAACAGGTACTGCTTCTTCTGTAATTTCTTCAATTTCATCTTCTACTTCTAATACATCAATTTTAGTTACACTTGCCTCAGGACCGTTCATCTTATTGATTGTATCAATAACGCCCTCAAGACCAGCAGTAATAGGAGTTGACATGAATGATTCTTCTAAAGTTTCTTCACCATACATTCTGCCTTTAGGAGACATCATTTTCCCCTGTGTTGCACTTGTATTATGTGGTGCTTCTTTTTTCTTGGCTTGTTCTTTTTCTCTGTTTCTATTCATCATTCTTTGAATATCATCGTGAGCCGCTTGGCTACCAGCAGAACGAACGCCTACACCTTCTTCAACTTCTTTTCTAAACTCTTTAAACTTCTTCATGTTCCTCTGCCTCTACAGGCTCCTCTACTTCTGTTTCAGGCTCTACAGCCATTTCAGGGTCTGACGGTTCATCAGAAATTACATTATTGTATACGGTCGCCGCAATCTCGGCTTTTCTAGCAGTTACTAAATTGTCTGCTTTTTCACCTGCAATATTATCAAATGTATTCTGAGCATCAGTTAACTTACCATCTGCCCACTGTTGCATCATTGTGCGAATTTGTTCTGTACTATCACTCATTATATTTCACCTTCTTGGTTAACAGGAGCTACCGGTTGCGGTTCTACTGCTTCTGCTTCGTTATTTATTTCACTATCAATCTGCTTAATCTCATCTTCTGTTAAGCGTAATATTTGTTTTTGAACATATTCTTTACTAAAGTATTGACCTACAAAAGGTGCAACTCCATTAAGAACTTCAACTCTACTTCTTAGAATTTCTTGGTCTTTGGATTCTGTATAGTAAGCATCCGAAGCAAAGATATATCTAATGTCTTCTTTAATATCCATCCAATCATCTTCAGTGATAACACCTTTGAGGATTAGTTGTGTCTTCAATAAGTCATCAAACAAATGACTAAATCGGCGGCGCATTTTAGCAATAAACTTTGTAAATTTAAGTTCGTCTCTGTTAATTTCAGCAGAGCGACCAAAGTTTAATCCACCTTGTTGTTCCAAACGTGATACAGGGACATTAAGTGATTGATATAATTTTTTCTGAAAATAATCTACATCAGAGATTTCACCTAAGTTTTGCCCACCTGGCAATGTTTGAATTTCAGTGCCTCTACCACCTTCACGGCGTGGCATCCAAAAATCTTCAAGCATTGACATAAATTTCTTATCATCACGGATTTCACCATTATTAGCATCATATACTAACTTGTTACGGTAACGGTCCATAATATCTTTTAGATACTGTTCTGCTTTTAACTTAGGCAGATTTCCGGTATCAACATAAAAAATTCTTCTTTCAGGTGCTCTTGTAATACGATAGATTACAACAGCATTTTCCATCATACGCAATTGGTTTGCTGGTCTAATAGCTTTATGTAGATAAGACAAAGGAATATTTTTGTCTTGGTCTACTAGCCCTGAAGGAACATATGCAATGGCGTCCTTAGTAATCTTTAGAGTTTTATCATTTGAAGTATTTGGTTTGTATGTACCTGGTTTAGTAGCAAGACCCTTATCATCATAAATGAAAAACTCATTAATTTCTTTAATAAAATTAACACCTGTTTTAGGGTCTTTTTCTTTCTTAACTTCACGAACTAATTTAATCTTTCGTGGGTCAATGTAACGAATATCAGTAATACCCTGTTTAGGCTTTGCTGTATCAATTACTTTATGAAAGTAAATGCGCCCGTCAACATACCAGCGTCTAAAATAATCTTGTGCCCTATTGTTAAAATCAAATAACTTTAGAACATTATCAAATTCATCTGTAATTGCTTTTTTAACTGTAGCAGATTGTTTAATATAATCTGTATTAACCTTGATAGGTTTCTCATCGTCTAAATTAGCAATTGAATCGTTAACAATATCTTCAATAGCTGTATCAACATCAGCCATCATTGAGATATCTCTATAGCGTTTGATGAGAGCTTCTTCGTTATTAGCTACACCATCCACATCAAAATAGGTGCCATAGTAACCACCACCACGGATGCTTTCTATTGCGCCTTCATCAGAAGGAGCCACGAACGACTTTTCAGTCGCCGTGGATTTCTTCCTGTTGATTTCAAAACCAAATATTTCCATTATATTTTAATCCTTCCACACTTGATGATTAGGTTACATCATAATGTGTGTATTGGAACGTCACTGTAAATTCTTCAAAAATGTCATTCTGTGCATATTGTAATGCAATTTCTGACATGTTGATTGGGAAAGCATTACGCAATGTGTAAGTACCCCCATTTAATACTTCATCATTTCTGTCAAGATGTTCAACAATCAAGTCGGTTTGATAACTACTAGGTGTAAGAACTCCTGTATTACCTTCTCTATCGTTAAGACCATTCATCCACTCCTCAAAAGGACGGCGTAAAGAAAAGTTAGAATCATTAACAACAGTGATTGTCCATGGGTCAAAAATTCTTTCACCAGCAAGTTTAATCTCACGACCTCTGTACTGGATAATTGCTGGGTTTACGTTTGAAGCAGGAAGTGCCGCACCCGTAATAAGCAAGCTATAAGAATTGTCAACCCCAGTTACATAACTTGGGAAAGCAAGTGATACTCGAAACTGGTTGGGTCTTGCCCCGCCTGCGCCAAGCCTTGCTTTAAATTCTTCAATATTCATTTTATATTCTCCTTATTGAATTATTTATACTTAGGCGCCAAGCTCATCAAACGAGATACCTGTGCGTGTTGCAACAAATGTCAGTGTAATGAAGTTAATTGACTTAGCAGGTTTAATGTAAATGTCAGCTCTAAACTCGTTGCTATCAATAACTGCGGCAGTATTGTTTGTTTCATCACATACAACACGGAAGTCGTAAATACCACGACGGCCCTGAACATCTCTTAGGAAAGGTTCAACTAGTGATTTAAACTGCGCTCTTGTGAATGCATCGTTAAATTCAAACAACTGGAATTTAGCGGCAGTAGCAATCGCTTTTTCAACTGTGATAAACAATCTACGAACGTTGATGCGATTAAATGCACTTGCTTTAGAAACCATTGTTTTGTCGCCAAACAATACAATACCATTTCCTGGGAAACCAACAACTGGGTTAATACCAGCAGAATATAGTGAATCACGTTGTGATTTTGTTGGGCTATATGCTAGTTTTACTGCATTCTTAATTTGACCACGAGAATAACCTGCAGGTGAGAACCAAGGATCTGCTTCTTCGTCAGTGCCTACACAACAACCTGCAATATCACCGTTCAAAGGAACCCAACGATATTGGTCGTTATATTTGTCATACATATATTTCCAACCACTGTCCATTACAGCATAAGAAGTATTTGTATAAGAAGACAATTCAGCAACGGTGTCAGTCACTTCAGAACCTACATTATTTACAACACTTGCTTTTAGCGGTGATACAAATGTTAAACAGTCTTTTCTAACAACTGAAACATTATCAATTGCATAGTTAGAAACTGTTTGACTATGACCTGATGTGAGAATTAAGTTAACATCTACAAGTTCATCGTTAGCAAATAAGTCATAACCGGCTTGTAAATCACCATCAGAAGGAGAAGCATCAAGCCCACCTCCAAGTGTTACAGTCAGTTCTGCTGTATTTGTTGAAGGAACAAACCCATAAGCAATTGAACCTGCGGCGATAACTGCTGTAGTACTGTTACCCCAACGTGTAGCTGTAGCATCGGCAGGATGGTCCATCCAGCGAATATATTGTGAACGATTATTGATTACATCTTTATAGTAGTTGGAGCCATTACTATCATCTCTTGCATCAGATGCTTTAGAAACTCCTTCAAATTTTTCAATAACTGTACCTGCAATACCTGTTATTGAACCATCATTGTCAATAACAGCAATGTGCAACTCATCAAGAGAAACACCCTTATTTAGTGAGTATGTTGTTGACAATGGAATATAGTCAAACTGACCTGCATATGTCCATGCAGTTGTGAGTACAGCAGTTGCCGTAGCATCTGAACCGCCACCACCAGAGAATGTTACTGTAGGTGCTGATGTGTAACCAATACCAGGGTAAGTAATAGTAACGCCGGATACTCCATCGCCTGACAGAACTGCTGTGCCGAGAGCAGTAGCAGTAGCTCCTCCAGGTGCTGCTGAAAATGTTACTGTAGGTGCTGTTCCGTAACCAGAACCTGGTGTGTCTATTGTTACTGAAGCAACTGAGGTAGCAGTAAAACTTGCATAATCTGCAAAGCTAACTTTAATTGAGTTACCAGTTATACCAGGATATTTTGCGGCCCACATACCAACAGCGCCTTCGCCTGCTGAATATGATGCCTCGTATTCAGAGTCATTGCGAATTAAAACCGCAGTTCCAGATGAAACAGCATTTCGTGCCGCAGAACCTACTTCACGAACTGTAAGAAGTGAGGAACCATAAGCAAGAAAACTTGATGCTGTCAAAAAATCTTCATAAATTGTATTGGAAGGCTTGCCGAAACGACTAACGAGATTATTCTCGCTACTTATCGAAACGATTTCTCTGGCAGGGCCCCAAGAAAAGTCACCAACAATACCACCGACAGTTGTGGCAACTGCTGGTACTACATTGGTAGCATCTTGTTCCTGTGTGAGAACGCCTGGGGAAAGCTGAAAAGCCATGTTAATCTCCTTAATTAAAAGCGTTTGTTAATCATATTGTTTTTACTTTAATTATTTATAATTACTGAAATTTCACGTTTAGTTCATATCTTTAGGTTCTGCAAACAACCAAACATCTCCACCAATAACTTCCATTTCAGGTTCCCGTCCATCATCAATAATACCAAAAGGTGTCAAGTCATTTTCAATCAAACGCATTTCTTGGTTGTAAAGACCTTCTCTAACATTAATATTAGTCAAGTCTGTAAAAAATGAATTTGTTGTTATCCATCCAAAAAGTACTAATGACATAGCTAAATCGTCATTGTATCCTTCATCTGCTTGGAATGTTCCACTTCTTTCAATAAAAGTAGATAATTCCTTAATAATATCAGCATCAAAAGTTAAAAGTTTCTTTTCTTCCATTAAACTTTTGAATGCAAAACACCCTTGTCGTTTTACGGCTTTGGATGTTGTAACACCCAATCTTGCTTGTTTACCAAATCCAGGAGTAATATATTGTTTTCCGTTTTCAGTAATTGTTGAAAATATATTCTCGTATTCATTTTCTTGATGAAGAATATCTAATACTTGTTGTCCAATATCATTTGACTCTACAAGAACAAACGCCTTATTGTAATCATTACCTACTTTAGTAATTATATTAGGGTAAAGCATAGGAGATATTTTATTATGTCTATACTTAGCAACAATTTTATAAGGCATAGAGGTAACATCTACTACAACAAAGGCTGAGTAGTCTCCCCCAATACCTCTAGCAACGTCTGCTACGAGTACATAATATTTATCGTCCTTAGGTTCTTCATAAACATCTAACCCGTCATTACTAAAAATTGGGTCGATTGAACTTAATGTTGCTAGTGTCTTACCATTAATAAGAGTGTTTGATGAACCAAGAAACTCACATAAAACTTCCTGGTTATATTTTAATTCACCTAGAAGTTGTAGTTGTTGTTCTGCCCATACTTCATCTCTACCAGGAATCTCTGAATAGTGAATGAACATTTCTTTAAATCCATTCTTACCTTTCTCAGCTTCATTCCAAAACTTCCAAAAGTGATTATAACCTAAGGGGGTAGATGTAAGTAGAATTTTTGTAGTCTCGCCTGCAGAAATAGTAGGGTAAACAGATGTGAAGAAATCTTCTGCTACATTATTGGGAATAATAGCGGCCTCATCAATATATAGCCAGTTAACAGATTTACCACGAATACCTGAAGATGTTGTTGCCGCTGTGAAAACACGAGAACCATTTTCTAATTCAACATCACCTTTGTTCCAAGTCTTAACACCCTGTTGCATCCATAAGGGTAAATTTTCATACATAATTTGTAAACGTGAAAGAACCTCACGGGCCGCAGTACTTTTGTTAGCCATAATAGCAACTGTTTTACTATCTTGAAATATAATATAATGTAAAATACATGCGGCGGCAGTTACAGTTTTACCTTGCTGACGACCTTCCATAAGAATACATCTTCTATTATTCATGATGAAATCTACTTTACGCTTTTGACAGTCATAAAGTTTAAAAGGTTGTAGTCCTTTATCAAGTGTAACAATTTGACAATAGGTTTCAATAAAATATTTAGGGTCTTCTGAACATTTTAGATATTCAGCAATTTGTTCTTTTGTCCAAGCATGTGTATACCCAACTGGTTTAAGATTGGGATTGCCGTGGTACGAACTATGTTCTTCAGGAATCGTCAGGCTCATGTTCAATCACATTTTGTTCATCTTTAATTGCTTTTAGCAAATCGGATGTGCTTCCATTAAATACAATATTAGTTTGATTCTCAATTTTAGAAGCAGTCTTACCATCAATTTTATCAATTGCTTGTTTAGATTTTTGAACATCCATAACATCTTTAGCTTGGTCTGACATTACCTTAATTGCTTGAATTGCAACTTCATATGCCCTAGGGTTGTCGCTATTTTGTGCTACTTCTAAAGCACTTTGAACAGCAGACTCACTATATGCCATAGCTCTTTTCAAAGTTGAACGTGCTTCTTGAAAATCATTCTCAAGTGCTTCATCAGCAACATCTACTGCAATCACAGGTGTTTTAACTTCTTCTGCTTTTGTAACAGTCTCAAATGTCTTGTCCAATGCGTCAAATACTTTATTACTCATAATCAGTATCAAACTCCTCTAGGAATCTGTATGTGTCATTTATAGTTTGATTGCCTTCATCTGGGCCTTCAATAGTAATTGTAGGTGCTTCAGTATAACCACTACCCACATCATCTATTACTATACTACTTATACTAGTACCATCTGTTGACATAACTGCATGGGCCCTTGCATTTCCTGTCAAAGTAATGTTAGGTGTTTTTGTATAATTATCGCCTGCATATGTTAATGTAATAGTGTCCACCGCACCACCTACTATAGTTGCAGTTGCGGTTGCTGTAGAAGAAGCAATTGTAAATATTTGCTGAGAACGAGGACCGGTTAAATCAATATTCTGATATAATTCCGAAATTGTTTTACGGATTATTCCTTGTGTGCCGGTATAACCATAGAAATTAAGTTTTAGTGTAAAGTTCAGTGTCCAAACGATACTTTGTCTATCAGCAAATGAACCTGCCGTATTATCTTCATATCCTACATCATTCAATACAATTTTAATATCCCGTGTAATTCCCATCTCAGGTAAATCATTAATAGTAATATTAAAATCAGGATTAAAGAATGGTAAAACTTGCTCTAAAATTTGCAATCCATCATTTTGATTTTTAGCAAAGATGTACATGCTAATCTGTAAATCATAAGGAGTTGAAACAAATTGCTGATTTACCTGTAGTGCATTAGAACTAATTGTCTTACGATGTTTTTGTATAGGAGATAATTTACGAGTAGGGTCATAGTTTAAACTCGTAATTTCAAATCCCATTCTAGGTAAAACTAAAGCAACTCCTCCTCTGCTTGCGGCATCTGGAGTTTGTTCAATACGAGTTAAGAATTTTTGTTTAGTAGAATAAGCAAGAGGTACTCTAACTGATTGTGTTGCAGTTCCATCTGTATTTTCTCTTACTACAATTATATTATTAAAAATTGTACCAAAAGCAACAATTGCTTTTCTTATATGTTGATGATAAAATTGTTTTCCCTTAAACATTATAATTCTCCAAACGGATTATTCTCTGAGAAATCTAAAATATCATCAGCAATTCGAATATCATCAAAATCTTCATTGTCACCTGCTGTAGAAGGTCTAACTCCAAAGTCTTCTTTAATGAAATATCTACCATCTTCTAACAATATTGCATCACCTGTTTCAAGTTTAAACTGGTATTCCAATGAATCTGTTGTGTTTTCATCTTGTATTGCGTCAATATCAGCGAGACCAGTCTCAATTTCTTCTGAACTGTACTCAAACAATTCACATTGTAATTGGTATGTATATAGTTTACCTAATTGAAAAAAGGGATTTTGAAATTCTACATATTTAATTTCA